TTAAATTACCATAAAGCATTTCAAAATCGGCATCAGTAGGCATCTGGAACATATACTTTACCATATTCTTATAAGGAATTTGGTAAATATCTGCCTTATCATCATGAGTTCCTGGAAGAAATCCAATTTCACGAGTTGCGACAAGAGAACGAACTAAGTAAATTTTTTCATATGGACTATTTTCATCCAAAACATCACATAAAGCATTATAAAGAGTAATGAAAGTTTTTCCTGTACCAGCACATCCATAAGCAACTACATGTTTACCTTCAGAATATGCATCAAAAAATTTCTTTTGGTTGTCCGTAACTGGTTCAATATCCAAAAGGTATTCAGAACTTAAAGGCTTTCTCCTTTTCATCTGCTTTGCCGTGAGTCCAACCCCAATAGGTTGCTCTGCAGATCCTCTTTTTCTTCTTGCCATACTAGATTTTCTTTACGTTAGATCCAGGCATTTTCGCAGCACGTCCTAGAACGTCGTTCCACCCTGGGTTTTTACTGATAAGTTTATTTTGCCAATCTCCAACCTCCCCAACATTCATTTGTGTTGGAATAAGAGGTTTGAGGTGAGGATTTTCTTTGAGATATGGTTCTTTTTCTGCCATGAGCATCCACTTCTCAAAGATTTCACCCGTTTCTATATTTTCAAAGCGATATGTAGGCATAAAGTTGTGAAATCAAGATAATTTATTTAGATCCATTCCAGTGCTTCGGAAACTGCTGGAAATTGTTCTTTGAATACTTCTTTACATGCAAGTGCAATATCCATATGTTCCTTCTGTGTTCCATTTGCAGAACGAAGATTAATATAATGTATCCATGACCTGCAAGAACCTGACATATAGATGCGTGTGGGCGTTGCTAAGGGCAGTACAAACCTTGCACACTCCTTTGCCACTCCGTGAGAAAGAAGTTCCTTGTAGAGGCGCATAGAGTGTGCAAAATGCTCCTGAATTTTACTCTGTAGGGTCATTTTCTCATAACCTGCGATATCATCAATAGAGTTTTGACGATTCTTTGTATCCTGTCGACGAAGATCTGGAACAGGAATGTAATCTGCTAACAAAGAACTGTCTGCATACCTTTGAGAAAATTCTTGATATGTAAAAGAACGATGACGAAGTATCTGAGCCGCGATACCACGATTCGTTTCAATCTCAAGAGTCATAAATGCCTGCTCAAAGACAGACCAATGATTATGCTTAATACAATAACGCAGTAGCCCTGCATAGTTTTCATTATCTTGGTTGCTAGGGTTTGATACACGAGCAACATACGCCATTGTTTGCTCAGCATCAGGTGTTACGCTAATTAGTTTTACGCTCATTTACCAAATCCTTTTGAAGTTTTCTTTTCTAGTTCTGCGATCTCTTCTTTAACTACTCGCAGTTGTGATTTCATCTCTATAATCTTTTCTTCTGTATAGAGATGTTCTTGCTTTACAAGTCTTTCAAGCAACTTAACAAGTTTTTTTGCTCTATTAATCTGGGTATCCATCATCGTCGTCAAAAATTTCGTCGTAGTCTAAATGTAATCCTTTTTTTACTTCATTGTAGTTAAGATAACTTTGAGTATCAGAATAAACTTCTGCTTTCAGAGAATCAACCAACAATTCAAGATTACGAATGATAAGTTTTAATTTTTCTTTGTCCATGAGATATTGGTCTCTCACAACATCATAACATAAAAAAAAGAGGGGATCAACCCCTCTTATTAAATATTGGTTCAATAATTAGAACTTGTTCAAACCACTCTCTGAGATGTATTCGGTAACAAGACCAGTATTTACATCCACGATATGTAAGTTGATAACAAGCAGGTGCTCTGTTATCCCTATCCATATCATCCCAGTGGTAATGATAATCCATTACTTATACAACCACTGAATATATGCAGATAACAGAATAGTTGTTAATGCAATTCCAGCAGTAGTAGAAATGAGTAACTGTACCATTATTTTGCACCAATTAATTGTGCTAGTTGTGCTTGTTGACGACGCTGCTCTTTCTGCTTCTGCTCTTTAATGAGTTGAAGCACGTTGAGTTTCTTCATCACTTATGCCCCTCTTTTACAAAACGGACACCACGATAGTTTTCGCTGTACTGTTGGGGTTGCTGCATCATCTGTTGTTGATACTCCAGACGCTTCTGAGTATCATACTCGATGCCACGATATACTACTTTAGCCATTAGGATTTCCTCCAAAGAAATGAGATTTTTAGGTCCCGTTCCTTCGGGCGGTTTGCGTTCGCTATTTGCGAATAGCGAATGAACGTACCGTTCCGCCGTCCTACTTGCGTCCAGTTACCTGGATGAACGTAGGGTCATTATAAACCCTTTCATAGTATATAGCAATCTTTTTTTGTAACATCTGTTACAATTTTTAAAAATCTTAAGGACAAAAAAATACCCCGAATTTTTTTCGGGGTTTCTGGTAAATTACTTTCGCTTTTTCTTTTCGGGTGATTTGTACCCCCAGAGTTTTGGATTAGTTCTACCATATCCGAAATCAATCTTTTGAATTACTCCAGGTCCAAACTTATCATAGTATAGATCAAAAATCCTAGAACGAGTTCCTCTACATAAATCCATATGAATATCATCACCAACTTGATACCAAATTAAATATGCATCATTAGGCCAAGATGAGTCTTTTACTTGATCTATGGTTCCATTCTCAACCAAAATTTGACACCCATATCTAGGAGGAAGAGACTCCTTTTCTTCTTTAGTCCATTCAGTCATGTCTTCCTCCTTTCCTTGAGCGCGTTGAATTACATTATGAAGTTTACTACTCATACACGATTGCCCCATTTAATATCAGGATATGCTTCAGACACTACCTGCTTTGAAATTTTATACTTTTCTTCTAAACGCTTATCTTTAACTAAAATAAGAATTTCTGCCTCAAGAGGATGCATTCCTTGGAGCATATTAATGAACATAGTTTCTCTACGAAGAGAACTTAGTCCATCATTACCCCCACGAATGAAATTATAGAACATCTGATATTCTTTACGAATAGTAGTCTGTCCCTGATCATTCATCCCTAGAGAATTAGATCCAAGTTCTTCCATTTTACCAACTGCATCACGAACTTTGTCGCTTACAGTTCCGCTGAATGAATTCTGCTCCCCAGTGCTAGCATAAGGTACATCTCCTGGAGGAAGAGCAGAAACTAAACTTTCATCAAAATTCCAAATAAAAACTGCTTTCAAAGAAAGATCTCCATATCTTTGAAGCAACTCTACTTTCTTAGCATTAGTTCTTTGTTTAGAAACTAATTCGAGAACTTCAAAAGCAAAAGGATTGTTTGGAAGATCTTCTGAAATTTTTTTAGTGGGAGTAGTCTCTGTTTTTGGTTTAGTAGTTCTACTCGTCTTCTTCTGTGCTGTCGTCGTCATAATAGTTTTCAAAATTAAATGCAATTACCTCATCTGGAATTAAATTTCCTTGTCCATCAAACATTTCGGGGTGAGGTCTTGGGATTTCCCGATAGTTCATCATATACTCTCTTGCAGTCCACCCACCTATAAGTCCCACAATAAGAAACAAAATTGTTAAAAATGAACCGAATACTAGACTAACTGCTAACATTTCTTTTACCTCGGGAACTACGGGTCTTCTTCATACTTAAAGAAAATTCGAAATAGATGGTCACTTCCCGCTTAAGAAAGCAAACCAACTTTTCAAAAATAATGTGAAAATCTTTGGGTTGCTTTCTCTTACCTCCTTTTAAGATAAGTTCTAGTCCACGATTAACATGGATCTTAGAATTATTTAGGTTCGTATCAGACAATTTGCTTTTCTTTCAAAAATTTAACGGTATCTGTACATCCACCAAGTTTTTTATCGTTACAAAGAACTTGTGGGAAAGTAGACCCTTCACCAAATTCTGCATAAAATTGCTCTTTGGTAAAGTCCTGCCCTAAAGTATACTCTACAAAGTTATTTCCTGTCAACTCCAATACTTGCTTAACCTTATAGCAATATGGACATTGGTCTTTAGTGTAAATTGTAAAATTCATGTTTATCTAAAATTTTAAATACTATTTATTTTTGCAAATTTATACCAAAAGTTATGGTAATTTTATCCATATCAGTCTTATTAGTTTCACCGTAATACATTAAAGTATATGGGAAAATAATTAACTTTCCATCAGATGGAGAAATTTTAAATTTATCAGAAAAATATAAATTTTTCATATTATTATTGAGTATTTTATGAAAAGCACTGTTATGGTGCTGAGATAAAAACACAAAATCTCCAGAAAATCTATATGGGCAATCAACAACTAAGACACCTATCATATCACAATCAGTCTGGATGCTTGGATCTATACAAGCATTAGATTTAGTTATTTTAATATCAGTATTAATTATAGAAGATGGTATAATTCTAGCATTATTACCAATTATTGTCGATAACGAGATTTCAATTTCAGAATAAATTAAAGGAAAATATTTTTGAAATTTAATCAAATTAAAAATATTATCTTTTACCTCCGAATTTTCTTCTTTGTACTCATAAACATCCTTAACAAAATCATCTTTTATTTTATAAAAGTTAGGTATTTCTCTAACAACAATAGGTGTAGGAAATACTGGAAAAACGTCAACTGCTGTTTCTTCTTGGTCCATAGTTTTAAACTCCATCTTCGTGCCAACATTCATTATATCCATATTTTTGATCATCATATGGATACGAATTTAAATTTTTCTTAGGCCAACTTAAATTAATATTTGTCCTAGGAAAAGATTTAAATAACTTTTTAGTAATAGTATCACTTACTTCTAAACTCTCTTGCCAATTTGATGATCCATCAAAAAGATATTTTTCTGGTTGAATAAGAAAGAGTTTAATTC